TCCCTCTATTGTTTACTGGATTAGGGTATGTTCTCATAGTGTGAACCTTAACGCCTGCACACCATATCTCAGCCACATATTTATAATCTAATTTAGTTGGGTCTACTGCATTGGAATCATAAACAACATAAATTAATATGTCATTGACTGATTGATAATTATCGGGTATTGTTTCAAATGTCATTATTTAAAATTATTTATTATGTCTATTTTTACAGACATTCCTAACTCTTTCTCAACTATGCTGCTAAATTCAGTTGTAGCATCTCGCCAAAAGTGAGTTGCTTTTATTACCATTCTTTTAATCATAAATGCAACAGTTGTAGCAGCTAGTATCTGCCTATCTTTTACCTTGCCTTTTTTATTCAACACTGCATACTTAGATTGTGATATTTTATTTTCACGAACTAAATAATCCTTAACACTTTTAACCATTGCACCTTTGGGATCAACTCCCCTGGTCTTAAACTTAAATCTGCTACCTCTACTATTTGCCCAACCATCTACACCCTCATCTATAAAGGAAGCATAGTTAGCAGCTACAATATCAACATAGAATATATTATCCTTAACCTGAATAGATAAAGGTTGAATGCTATCTGCTAATTCTCCGCTACTGCTTGCATCTACATCACCTAACTTTTTAGCCAAAGCAATAGAATATTGAGCAGCTAATTGTGTTAGTTTATCCTGCGTGCCTACTGCAACGAATTCACTCTTTGCAGTTCCAGTATCTTCCAACCAGTCTAAGTTAATCGCTGCCATTACTTATTCATTTGTTTATCATAGTCTTGTTTACGCTTCAAAGTGCTTAAAGTGTTCAACGCTTCCATAATTCCCAACTCATAAGCTTGATGAACATTTAACCCTAACCATTCGCCAACCTCTCTAGCTGCATAAGTCCAGCCATCTATTTCAATGAATGGGTGCTTGTTTAGTTTTTCCTGCTTGTCAAATTCCTGCAAATCTTCAGCATCATTCTCAGGTAGTTCAAACAACCCTTTAAATTTGCTTACTAACACATTTAAACTATCAATAGTTGCAAGGCAATCATTAACGCAATAACTTGCATTATGATTTAAAAAGTAGTTTGCCTTAACATCATGTTCTTTTTTTGACTTGCTTATTGTAGCAGCTACCAAATGCAAATTGTCAATAGGTGACTTCTTTAACCAATGTTGCATTTCGATAAACTGCCCAAAAGTGAACTTAGTTGCATCTGTTTGCAATTTGCGAAATGAGTAAAATGGCTTTTTAAAACCTTTTGCAAATATCTTTTCTACCTTATCGCAATACTTAACAAACTGCTTTCTAGTCAAATTGTCAACTTCATCAGGTGACTTGTTCCACAATTCACAAATAATCATTGCCATTCGTTCAATGTCATCTTTGATTATTTCGTTTATTGAATAGCAAACTTGATACTGCTTTAAAGTCATAAGTATATAACTATTTTTTAGTGTGAATGTTTGATTAACCGATAGTGTAAACTCCAGTAACCTTGTTTATTTTATTCAGTGCCACATAACGGATTGCATCAATGCTATGGTTAAATTTATCAATAGGAGTGTTTAATTGTTTACCATCTTTGTTTTCATCCCATCGATAGTTTCGCAATTCGCGAATTACATTAGTTGAACGTGATGTTACGTTTAAAGTAAAGTTTTGTAGTAGGTTTATTGATGCCTTTATGCTATCAGCCCCTTTTTTTGCCGGCATAGTTGACGAGTAACCGCCAATTCTTAATTCAGCTATTGATTTAGGTTCGGCACTATCTGCGATTATTTGATATTCTTTTTTAATACCTAACTCATTAAATCGTTGTACTAGTTGTTGATTAGTAAGTTTAGTTTCATAAATCAACTCATCAATGTAAAGTTCTTTATCGTATCTATAAACTGCTACCATTGCAGTTGGGTCATTTGTGAAACCAAAGTCAATCCCATAGGCTATTAGTTGAGCTTGTGTTGGTATGTCATCACATTGAACGAAATCGAAGATAGTACCTTGCAAACTGCCTATTTGACCTAAACCATATACCTTATACCAGTTCGCCCAAAAAGTAGATGTTTCTGCCTTTCGTTTAGCGTTATTAATAAAGTCTTTTGCACTATCAGGGCAAGCTTCGTTATCTAAATAGTTAATAGTAAGAAAGTCAACATTAGTGTCTTGTTGCAATTCGGTGTGAAACCAAAATGAATTTGTTGGATTCCAGTCTAAAAAAATACCCTCTTTCGTTCGCATTGCTAACTCATTGTAAGCATTGAAAACAATGTTATTACACTCATTCATGTATAACCAGTCACGCCTTGCACCTCTTAATTTTGCATCACTATCTGCACTAAAGAACTCTATTTGCGAACCATTTGCAAAAGTATATTTAAAGTCTGAGGCGTTCCACCTGCCATCAACCCAACGGCCTGTATCAACCATTATCTTTTTGAAGTCTTTAATGCAACCTCTTTTAAGATGTGGGATTGATTCGCTTACAACTGATATGTCAGTCTGTTTGTTCTTTGCAGCTATATCTATCAGGATGGGAAGTATTGCGTAAGTCTTACCGGCACTAGTTCCACCTTGCACACCACGAACAAACTTATTAAGTTTTAGTATTTTGTTTATCGCAGTTGTTCGTATGAACATTTAGAAATTATATTTTTGATTTTCTGTTTTTTCCCATAAATCAACATCAATACATTGATAATAAAGATAACCTATTTTAGCGATGTCACCTAGTTTTGAATATGGAATATGTTTTTTTATCTTATTCATTTGGAAATAAAGGCATTTCAACTATTTCAGTTTGTGAACGTTCAACAAGGTTTAGTTTGCGTGCAATTATATTAGCATTAAATAAGCCAACACTTGCACCTTTAAAGTTTTGAATGAAACAATTTTGCTTAATGCGTGTTAAGATAGTCGAATAGGCATCATAAACTCCGTTCTTATTTGCTGAATAATCGCTTAAATGAGATATAATATTCATATCCCATAAATAACATTCAAATCCCTCAAAAGTTATAGGAACTTGTAAAGGGGTATCTTTTTCATTACCATCTTTTCCTACATAGTCACGTCTATACATAGGGTTATTACGTTCTTTTTCAACGTATTCAATAAATAACTCCCATAGTCTTTCAGGACTTTCTATTGCTTTATGCTTTGGCATTGTTAATTTGATTATCGTAAACAAATTTAACTAGGTCACGAATGCAAGACTGGCACCCATAAATAGTAAAATATCTATCAGCATCTATTGTTTTCGCTATTTTTTGAAATGTCTTTAAATCATCATCACCAGGATAGATGTCAATGTCTAAATCAATTCTTTCAATGAGAAACTTATTAGCTTCTAAGAATTCGGTGTAATCAAATTTTTGTAATTGTTGTGTATTTTTCTTTTCCATTTATTATTTTTTTAGAAATATTATTCAAAATTGAGTTTATAGTATTGTGTGATATGTTAGTTAGTTGCTCAATTCCTCGGAGTGTATGTTGCTCTCGAAGTTTAAGCAGTTCTGATTCGTACCATTCCAACAAATCAAAGTTAATATTTATTTCTTCATATTCTTCGTTTTTAAGTTCTATATTTTCAATCCCTACACTTTCCTTGTTTTTCTTTATAAAGTCCTTAAATTCGTTTATAATGACTCTATAAGCGTATGCGTTCAACTTTCCACTATTATATAATTCCAAAAGCAGCGAATTATTTACTTGTATCAACTTTAAAAAAGCGTTTTGTTTGATATCTTCTTTGCAGTATGCCGGCAAAGTGTTTATGACTTTGTCAATATCGTTGCAAAGATACAACTCTGTGATTATATCATTAGTGCTTTTCACTTTGTAAAAATAAAGATGTTTTTATTAAACCACCAAAAAAAAGCGAAAGCGACCTCTTTCTTTCTTTCTTTCTTTCTTTCTTTCTTTCTTTGCATTAGCCCCGCTAATGGGGTACTTATAGCCCCGCCATATAGCCCCTATAAAATAAAAAAAGTCAATAAATTAATAAATTATTGACTTTCATATTATTATATGTATTTACTTAATATTAAATAATAGGTAAATATTGCCGAGTGTCAGCATTAAAGGTGTAAGAACAGAAATCAACTTTGCCCAACCAGCTAAACCTTACTTTTTGCACATAAATATCAACTATGCCAGTATCAAAGTTTCTGTAAACACATATACCGTTATCAGTTTTATTGAACCAATGTGCTGAGCCTGATATGCTGTAAAGGTTAGGGATTTCAAATTTACCTTTTTCATCCTTTCTCATTTTAGTAGGATGTGCAACGACAAAAATATGTATTTGATGCTGTAGTGCAAAGGTCTTAATCTTCGTTAAACTTTCACTTATGTATTGTGTTTCTGTAAATCCTGCTGGTATCTTATGCTCGATATAGTTCCAAGGATCAATGAGCAGTCCGTTAATTCCTTTTCTTTTAATTAGTTCAAGTGCCTTTTCAAGTATGCCATCAAGTGTGACATCTAAGGCATTTATATTCATAAAGTAAAAGAAATCATTAATAACTTGCTTTGATTGTTCAAACTCCCATTGACTTATTCTATTGTCTAAATTTTGCCTAAATGCAAATGATTTGCCTACTATTTTCTCCATTAGTTTAGTAACGTGAAAGGTTGCCGGTGAATTTTCAAAAGAACATATTGCCCACTTCCATCCGCTTGATATTACAGACTTAGCCATTATATTATCAACCCATTCCGATTTACCCCCATTAGGTATGCCGGTAACTGTTGTAAATTGCCCACCAGTAAATTGAAGTAAATCATCAAAAGAACCTAAACCAAATCTTTCGCCTTTAGGGTAACCATTTAAATAATAATCATTCAAGTCGTTTTCCATATCTTCCATTGTGTGAACTCCATCAATAGGGAACTCTTTAGCAGTATGAGTAAGTAACTTTAAATGCTCTTTGCCATACTTACAAAGTATTTCGTTTGCATCTTTGCAATCTTCAGGAAATTGTAATTTATAACATCGTTCTTTGCCAAATCTTCTAACTAACTCATCACTTAATCTTTTGCCTGCTGCATCGTTATCTGTTGCAATTATTATTTTTGTTTTGTTTGCAAAATAATCAAAGCAATTATCTAAGTATTTAAGGTTTACTTTACCATTAACATTAGCCCCATTTGGAACGCTAACACAATTATACACTCCAGCTTCATACATTGATAAGCAATCTATTTCACCCTCAACTATTACACAGTGTTTGTCATCTTTTATGGCATCTAAATTGTAAAATATTAGTTCAGCATCCTTTGCCATCTTCATATCTTTATTTGCACCACGAAATTTTATATTAACAAGGTCCTGGTCTTTGTAATAATTAAAACAAATTACTGTAATATCTGCTTTTGCTTTTGGCATCCATTCAATGCTTTCTGTTATGTTAAATCTTAAAAAAGTATTATTTGATATTTTTCGATTGATTTCAAAATGCTGAAAAAACTTATCA